TACATCAAGTCGCTTGCCATCCTTGTCAACTTGGTTCAGCGCGTACCGTTTCTTACTGATGAAGATGCCGCGATCTGCCACCAACTCGCGCGCCGCCTTCATGTGACAGTTCTTGGTTGGAGTGTGGAACGTCTTCAGCATGAAACCTGGCATACTTGCGTTCACCCCCTCCCCAATGCTGTCATACAATGAGATACAAATGTCCTTGTTCCATTCCATTTCACCTGATTCTACAGATTGCTTAACTGCTGGCCAGGCCGTGAAATATGTCGAATCGGTGTCGCCGTATAGCACAGCAGGACCAGTGTGGTCGTAATCACCCATTACCTGCTCGTTGATATTGCTCATCATATGCCTGACCGCCTGACGTCCAGACAGCGTGACCGACTGTCCGATTCTGCGATCATAGAATCGGCAATGCTCGTTGAGTAGTGAACCATAGGCACTATTAAGCATAATCTTTTTGACCAACTGCCGCTTATGCCAGAACGCCCGATCTTCTGGGGTTTCCGCAGCAGATTCTTTCGCCTGAAGTTCCTTACGTTCCTTGAACCAACGTGAGAGTAGGCCTGGGATCACGCCCTCGTGTTCATAGCTAAAGATCGTGCCATTCGCCGAGAGCATCAGGGGACTATAGCTGTTGAACACCTTATCCCAGATCTGCGCTGCACTGAGTTCCTCACTCTTGCCATCCTCATAATCGACAATAAGCATTTTGCCTGGATCGCGTGAGTGAACAGCTTCAAACTCCACGACACTGAACATATCTTCCCATAGAGCGGGACCAGTGACGCCATTCTTAGCTTTTTGTTGCATGAGTGCGTCAGTGAGTGTAGGACGAATCTGCGCAACAATCGTGGCTGGGTCCATGTTCAGTGATCGAATGATGTTGGGATACAGAGAGGAGAAGTCAACTGCCCCAATATCACGATGCGTTCCCTTCTTGGGGTTCGCTACATATGCGCCCGCTGCAGTGCCAGCACTCACCACACCACGCTTTTTGTCATGAACTCGCAACCCACGTGAGTGTGCCTCATTCACCACTGCCTGTTCAATCATCGCCACCGACCCCATCACTGTGGGCAGCAACACAGTGTTTTCATGCGCAATAGTGTTTGCGAGATCCAAGAACTGCAGTTTCGCGTGGATTCGATACAGCAGGGTAACGTCTTTTTGGTTGTACTCAATGAACTTTCTAAAGTCATTGTTATACAACTGGTCAAGCGACCCTTCGTATTCAACCTTGACATCGCCAAGCTCCAACTCACCAATCGCGTTCAAACTGTAGCTGTGACGTGATTCATAGTTGTATTTCTTATACAGTTGCAGATAGTCAAGATGTACGCGGCCGATGAAATCGTAGGTTGTTTCCTCGTTACCAAACCGCTCATACTTGCGTGCTTTGGGATATTGTCCCCAGAGACAAAAGTTTTTTGTGTACTCTTTCCCCATCACCTTGGTGATTCGGTTCACGAGATACGGAACGTCAAAACCCTCAGAGTTCCAACCCGTGATCACATCTGAGTCTTCAATCAACGTGAACATGTGTTCAAACATATCACGCTCGTTGTCAACCAGAACCACGTTGGGTAGGCCCTCCACCGCAGCCTTAGCTTCAGCAAGCGTCATGGCTTTTGGGGGGATGGCGATTGTGGCCAACGTTTCGCACCAATCCAGATACAGAGTCACTGCAGTGACCTTGTTGAAGGGGTCATTAGGTGGGGCAAACCCGCGCTTGGGGCACCAATCAACCTCAATGTCTAAGAAGCATGTATGGAGCTTGGGATCTGCTACGCCCAGATACTGAGAACTCAAGAGCTTGAAAATGGGATTCATGTCCGACTCAAACAGTTTTTTGCTTGAGAGAATCCGCTTTTCTTTTTGAAACTCTGAGTTTGACTTACATGTGACGCGGGTCAGTGGGGTGCGAAAGATGCTCTTGAACTTACCTTTCGCATCCTCATAGAAGAACTCATAGGGGACTGGGTGTTCCGAGAACTTCCGTTCTCCGTTAACCCGTTCCACAACCTTAATCGTATCTGAATCGCGCTCAATGAACGCATCAACATATGACATCTGGATGTGGCTCCTTTCTTACAGAGTCTTACCAGTAAGGACCAGAATCGTATCAAGTAGCTCTTGGTCTTGCTGATTCTTGGTGTATTCTGCTTTATGCGCGATCTTGATCGCTTTGCGAAGAATGGCGGGCTTGATTTCCAGTTCCTCGGCGATTGCCTTCACAGTGTCTGCAAGACCTGCCTTCAGTGCATCGATTTCATTTGAAACTTGCATCCCCTCATTGATGATCTGTGTGAGCTTGATGCGTTGTTCACCAGAGAAGGTGCGGGTTGCGGTATCGTCAGACATGATGTTTGTTTCTCCTGTTGCGTAAAAGTGAAGCTATTGTATAGCAAACGCGAGGAGTGTGCAAGTGTGATGGCGGGCAAAAAGGAAAAGCCCTGACAGTTAAGATGCCAGGGCTTTGGATGCATCGTATCGGTTAGCGGAAAATCTCTCTGTGTTGTTTACCATACACCTTGATCATCTTCCCCGCCACCGCGTCTGCTAACACTTCAATCGCCGAGCCTGGGAAAGACTTTTCAGGTGACACCATTCCAAGTTCAAACTGTCTGACATGAACTAACTCATGAGCTAAACTTCTACAAATGTCCACCGTATTTCGGTTTCCCACATAGATTGTTATATGCTGAGTGCTGAAGTCATATTGACCAGTCCAGGGTCGGCTCTGTGTGTTGGTGTTTTTGTGCGTGAGTGTGATCTTGGGCAACTTGGTGATTCCCAACTGTTGCTGGCACCAAAGAACGAACTCTCTGAGGATTTGTTTTTCTGTCTGCATGATAAAGTATGTAGCGCGTAAAAGGAGAAAGCCGCAGTTAGCGGCTTTCTATTTCATTTCATTGCGTTGCTGGATTCTTGGTAGCGGTAGAAAACAGTTCTACAATGTGGGCTGAAACGGGCCCCTACGTTGCCTCCCGACGACGTAACACCACGGTCCTAAGGTAGTGTGATCTTTGCGAAAATGTTTCTTCTCAGTTGCTATTATTTAGTCCTTGCTTGCCAGAAACATTCTCTAACTTGTTCAAAATAACAGAGAAAACAACAAAAAATGCCTAGGAATCGGAGTTTTGTTGTTAACATAACCCATCATGCTGCTATCGTTTGCTCTTTTGTAGCTAAAAACAACTAAAAAATCAGCATTTTCCGTTTATACACCAGGTAGTACTCTGAGTACTACCCTGCCAAGCTAAAGTGGCTGTTTTTTGGTGTTTTTAATTTAGAGTCACATTGATCTGCCAAATCAGTTTCTTCAACTGCGCCTTTTCTTTCGAGAACAGATCAACCACTCCAAACTCTGAATCAATCTCTGCTTGCTTGACAATATTGTCGCATAGTTCAACCAGCGTTGTCAAGTCCTTTTCCAGTTCTTGGTACATCAGCAGTGACTTTGGTACCAAGAGTTGTTCAGTGACAATTGACAAGTCCTTGAACCTGGTCAACGAGCCTGGAGCATATTCTCCTAACGCTCTGATATGCTCGGCCACCTCGTCTTGAGTTGCAGAGAGTGAGACAGAAACGCTATCAAAAAAGGCGTGATCTTGGGAGAAGTTTCTACCCGTCACGTTCCAGTGGAAGAACTTGGCTTTGAGTGTCAGCACGTAGCTTGATGCCAGGTACTGTTTCAGTGAGTCGGAAAGCATTAGGAATTTTCTTTTACAGTATGTGTTGTCTTTACTTTGTTGATCCGTTTTGCGAATATCATAGATACCATCCACGGAACGATGATCGTCTTTGTACAATAGTTGGGTTCATCTGTATCGGCAAGGGAACCTCATGATCTTCAGTTATGCGGTATTTATTCGCCATAGCTGCGAACGCAATCGGCGAAAGACTTAGAGAAAAACGAGGCGTCATTGAAACGAACAGCACGAGAAACGTCGTCCCAGAAGTCCTCCCCCTCAGGGGTCGCTTCAAAAGAGACCAGTTTGATAGCGCTTGCCATTCCAGCGCGAGTTGTATAGGAAGCATCGTCATCCATGTCAATCGCATTGATGCGTTCTGCAACGACTTCAGCCCAATCAGCAGGCATGCCAAACCCAGTGATCAGGAGTTCGTTGATGCGATCTACCTCATATTCCTCTCCCTCGTTGACCCAATCAAACTCCGCGTGACGGTCGTTCTTGGAGAGTGGGCGCTTTTCTGCTGCTTTGAAGGGTAAGTCTGCTCCCTTGCCATTCGCTTTGTCAAGCTCTCTTTGCTTTGCGCGTTGTCGTGCTGCGTCTGCAATTGGAGTAGACTTTTTGAAAGCGTCAAAAATGCCCTCATACAGTTGATCGATTTGTTCA